AAAGCGTCTAATAGTATAAGCGCAGGTTTATAATCTTCAAAAGGTGTAAACACACCCCATGTAGTAATTGCAGAATAATCTGCCGTTTCTTTTTTAGAAAAAGCAGTATCATAGGATTGTATTACATGAGTGAGCTCTGGTAGTCTGTCACCATCCCAAGGTTGCCACCACTCTCGTTTTAGGATCGCACCCTCTTCAGCTGTAGGGTTTTGCATGTACTGTGCATTCCATTTAGATATTGGTAACGATGCTTTGGTAGACAACAGAGCTTCTTTGCTCCAATACTCAGGCCATACAGGTTCATCATTAGGTAGTATTGCAGGAAACTCAATTACATCCCATTGATCCGCACCTGGGTTCCGCTGTTCGCGGATCAGCTTACCTGTTAAATCATTTGATGCCCATCTAGTCATTACTAGGATGATGGAACCACCTGGTTGAAGACGTTGTCTTGGTCCAGAAGTATACCACTCAAAAGTCTTCTCTAAAGAATCCTTTGATCCTGTATTCTGTTCAGTATGCGGGTCATCTATAATTAGGATATCGGCACCACGACCTGTGATGGAACCACCTACACCAGCAGCATAATATTCACCACCTTGATTAGTCTCCCAACGACCAGCAGCTTTGGAATCCTGAGACAGAGTCACGTTCTGAAATATTTTTTTATATTCAGGAGAGTCGACAAGGTTTCTCACCTTCCGACCGAAACGCTGTGATAATTCTGCATTATGTGAAACTTGCATAATCTTTGCTTTAGGATTTTTTCCTATAATCCACGCAGGTAATAAGTAAGATGCAAACTCAGATTTAGTATGACGTGGAGGCATATTAACAATCAATCTATTTATTTTCTTATCTGCTATCTGATCAAACTTATCAGCTATTAATTGATGGTGGCCCCACTGTGTTTTATGTGATGCTTTACGATAAATAAAATCAGGCCATACCTGTGTAACGAAGTAAAGAAAGTCGGATCTACCTTTTAAAATCTTCTTTGCGTCTAACAAACGCTTATATTTTTCTAATTTTTCTCTTGGTAACTGGCTTAAATCCATAAGTATTTTACACCAAATGTTTGTGTATATTTTGCATCTTAACACTCTATTTAAGTTACATCAACGTAAAAGAGGGGGGTGGGGGTGTCGTTGTGGGCTTACGATTTTTTTAGGTTGGAAAAGATGTTGGATAAAAAAAAACGAAGGCGTGTGTTTCAACGCCTTCGTTCCATTAGCTTGTTACTAATTCTGATTATAATTGTCGAGTAAGATTAAATTGTTCGCCAAGTTCTTCAACTAACTCGTTTGCAAACTTATCAATAATCTCGTTGCCTCTATTAGCTTGTATAAACTCAAAGATTTTTCCATCTAAATAACAAGCTAACATTTGCCAATTTACTCGCTTTTCTGATTTAACTTTATCAATGTAAGCTTTCAACTTCTCAACAATCTCATTAGAATTATCTGCTGTACTAATCATAGTTTGCAGTTCAACTATTTGATTGTTTGACATAAGTTTTAACTCCTTTCATATTATAATATAGTCATAAGATTTCATAAGTCAAGATAAGATTAAAAATAAATTTACATTAGAATAGTTCTAAAAAGCTGACCAAATGACTTCGCATCTGCACCTGCGTTCGCAGCCGCGCCAGCCGACTGGTTCAGGTAATAAAACACCAGCAAAATCACGGCTTTCTAACGAGAAAAACGGGAAAAACGCCAGGTCCCATCCTTATTATAACCTGTAAAAAATACAGGAATTTGCGTAATCACGGGAACGGGAACTCAAAAATGTAAGGTTTTATGTGTTTTTTGAACTGATTTTTTCGCCGGCGCCCGCGGGAAATGGCTACTATATATAGGAAAAACCCCGAACCCGTTGCGTAACAACGGGAACGGGAAATTGATTAATGTGCTGTTTGATTTGTTCTTATCTCTTTGAATAGGTTAGAGAACCGACCACCACTATCGCCAACCTCTGCTCTAGTTTCTTCACTCTTTCCTAGAGTATCATCGACAATTGTTTTGGTTGTAAGGATTTGTTCTTTATCACTACAACTGTTAATCATTAATGCCTCAACTCTTTTAGGGTGTTCACTAGGCATAATGTTAGGATCTATCTGAATGCCCTTTTCACTCTTAACCATGAAGACCTCACTACAAAAAGCATAATACTTTGCGTTGAAGTCGTCTAGCATACTACTAATTATATTACTTGCTAATTCTTTAGACAGAGTATCTGTGAATCTACAAGCAATAGTAATCACTTTGTTTTCATTTTCCTCGCCAGTTTCTAACAGAACCCCTGTTCTTCTACCCATTTCAACAAGCATATTTCCTCTTTCTTGCATTTGAGATTTTTTGAAAGGTATTAAGAATATGCTAGGCATTTCTTGTTTTTCATTTCTATGATGTTTAAAACAGTCCTGACCAGCAAAATTTGCAAATGAATGAAATTCATCTAATGAATTAAATTCAAACTCAGTACCAATCTTTCCTGAAATTCCAACGAACTCTACAGGAAAAGATTTAAAGAACTTGTCTTTTAGTTTTTTTATATCTTCTTCGTTCATATGACTCCTTTGTTATCCCATGAATATAAGATGTGTTTTAAAAAAGTCAACTAAAAAATTAATGAATATAAAAATAAATTTAACGATACCAGCAGTAGAAATCGCGCCGGGCCCGCGGACACTGCACCAATCATTCCTAATATAACAAATAGTTTTAACATAAACGGCAAAACGGGTTTGGCAGCCCACCAAGAAACAGGAGCCACACAGTTGAATGTATGAAATCTTAATGAGCTACCACGTATACATATAATCCCTCCTGCCCGAAAAGTCAAGAGCTCACGCTGCGTGGACCGGCCAGGTCCGGTGTTTTTTATTAAACTAACCGAAGAGGTAAGCTTTACCTTTCTAACGGGAACGGGATCACCAGCATATACACCGAAAGTAACTGGATGGCCAGGGTCGATTAAATAGTAATAAAACCACAAGCAGATGTGTCTGACATCATCACGGGAAACCACATATTGAAGAAAGCCCACAGGATTCTCGCGCGGGGCCCGCGGACGCCTCCCTGTGTAAATATAAAAACCACAATATGTGGTGTATCAACGGGAACGGGATTACGGGATTTAGTGATTACGCACCATCATTTTCGGATCCGGCGCCGGCAGCCAGCTCCAGTAGTGAAGTAAAGTCGTAAGGTGCCTCTATTTCCAAAACGGGATTACGGGATTTCGGCTCGAGGTCCAACGTAGCAGAATCGAAAACCTTTATGACCGAACCCGTGAGGGGTCGGGCCAACACAAAAACTTTACCTCCATGTTTAGATCTCTCGTTAATAAAGGCTTTTTGAAACTTAGACAGTCCAATGTAATTACCTTTACTTACCTTAAGTTCTAACCAAAACTCTACGCCTTTGTAACAACAATTTACATCAGGAATCCCAGGTAAATATCTATGTTCAATTCTTACTGCGTGTACGTTTTTTAATGCTTTTCTTACGTCTCGCCATAACTTTGCCTCTGGACCAAGTGACATTTTTTTCTCCATTAATGAGTTGTTCAAGATAAGGTAAGAACCACTTGTTGTCCTTGATAACTTGCACGAACGCATTTGTCAAAACATTTACTGTAAGCTCTTCTTTTTTCTCATTATCAAGTGGACCACCTTCACCAGACATACCTGAAAAGTCTAAGGCAGCATGCATGATTTCATGAAACAAAGTATTACCTTTCTCAACTGGCTGTAAATCTTTTTTTATTCTTATAGTCTTAGTAGCTGAATCATATTCACCCATCATAGACTTATCTTTAAAATCTATAAACTTAATATCAACACTATCGTAACCAATTTTAATTTTCTTCCGCATTAACTTTAACCTCTCCAACGTGTGTACTTATATGACCAATGCTATCTATAAAATTAAGAACCGCTAAAAAATCTGTGAAACGATTAGTTTTCTGATACTTCGTCTTCAATGATTTCAGCTTCGTCTGCTGTAATCTCGACAGTTTTTTTCTCGCCAAGTTCATCTGCTAGCTCCTCAATAGATTTAATTAGATCATCTTTACTCAATGCTGATAAATTCTGTGTTTTGATTTCTTTTCTGTCGATATAGAAACCTGCTGCCTGGCCCAGCCTGAACTCGCTGTTTACTGCTGCTGAAAACTGCCCCTTCTCTTCTGCTTTACGGGACATTGAATCAAGTCTTTTTAAGTGTCTCAAAAAGTCCTTAAAATGCGCAATACCTTTCTCTCGCATCTCTTCAATGTAAGAAACTACATGTGGTGACTTCTCAGGATTAGTTAAAACAGATCCCCACTTCTCGCAGGTAGGCTCGGAATAACCTGCTTGTTTGGCTGCCTCTTTTTTTGTGATGTTTGGATAATTAGC